CTTTCTTTCTAAAGCTGGTGATGTTGTTGGCGGTCTTCTTGCCGATAAGAAGCTTCGAGCTGGCTTGATAAGAGCCTCTAAGCCGACAGAAGGCTTTGTGCCTAGAAGCTTTGCTGCTGATGTATACGAAGGCGGGCGAGACTATGAGATTGAGCAGGCCAAGCTTAAGAATTATGAGCAGGCTGGCAAGACGGCTATGGAAAAGAACTATGAGCTTATAAAATCTATAAACCCAGGAATAAAAGACGAAGAAGCTTTAAGTCTTTTACTGAAGTCCTCAGACGGTAAAGAAGCCTTCAGGGCCAGCTTGTTTACAGCCGCTTACAAAAACCCTTTGTTAGTTGATGCAAATACCGGTCAACTTAAGCCCGGGACCGTTGAACAAATAGAAGATACTGTAAATTCTGCTTATGGAGGAGAGAAAAAGGCAGATCCTAGTACATCTGGTGTGGGATCTCAAACTAGAGTCACATTGCCAGGAGCTTCCGCAACCTAATGATTACTGTAGATTTGCCTGACGGAAGATCAGTTGATGTCGATACGGATGATAAAGCTTTTGCTTTAAAATCTGCTCAAAATTTTTACGACAACAATCCTATACAGGAAAGAGCAGTTGAATTTGGTGAAGAAGATGTTTCCGCTCCAGGAGAAATAGCTAGAGCCATAGGCGCTGGATTGGTTGGCGGGGTTGAAGGACTTGCAAGCTTCCCTGCGGAGATAATTGATTTCGTTTCTGATGGAGAAACAAACCAAGCAGAAACGGTTAGAGAGTTTTATTCGCAGTTCAAGCCAACAACATCAACCGGCTTAGGTGAAGCTGTTAAGTTTCTTACTCAGTTCGCCGTTCCAGGCGGACTAGCTGCAAAAGCTGCCAAAGCATACAAGCTAGGTAAAGCAGGACAACTTGGCGCGTTTGGCGCTGCTGATGTACTGGCAACAACACCTGACGTTGAGACTCTAGGTGACTTTTTTGATGGAGGACCTACCAAAAGAATAGATACGGATCAGTTAGAAGGATCTGAAAGAGCTGCTGCAGAACTAACCAACAGGCTAAAGGTTGCTGCTGAAGGTGCAGCTATAGTTCTTGGTGCTCCAAAAATTCTAGGTTTAGCTGGCGCTGGAATTGGCGCTACTGCTGACGCAGTTTCAAGAACTTCAATGGCTCAGAAGGCTGCTCAAAAAGCTGAAAGCGCATTGAGTGCAGTCAAAGATAAGGAAACCTTATACAAATTAACTGGAGTTAATTCGGGATTAGAAAATCCTCAACTTCGAAAGAGAATGATTGATAAGGCATACTCTAAGTTAAAGAATAACTTTACGTTTCAGGGCGAAATGCCAAATGAAGTGGCAAAGCAGCTTGATGCTATAAAGTTGCAGCAAGTATCTTCTGACAATCAGTTTGCAAGAAACAGCTTTGAAGAAATAGACAATGGATTAAAGTCGTTAAAGAAGGCTGGCAAGCTTAACGCTGAAGATGAAAGATATGCATTAAACGCTCTCAATGACTTTATGTTTGCTGAACCCAGAACGATAGGCGGTAAGACTGTAAGTCGAGAGCTTGTCAGACAGCAAGGAAGAAGCATTCTTGAAAGCCTTGATAAAGAGATAGCTTCATCTGATATGAAGTCTTTGTTCGGCAAAAAAGATTACAGTCTTTTAAGATCAGCTGAAGATTTCAGAGGGTATATAGACAATCTTTCTACATCTCTTTCAAAAGAAGATCAGTTCCTTGATCCAGATCTTAACAAGGCTTTGGTAAAAGCTATTGGGGAAACAAACCAAAAATATTATGGCACTAGGCTTTATAGAACCATTAAGTCTTCTCAAGAATATGTTCCCAGCATGGAACAAATAAAAGCAGCTCAAGAAGAGATAATTGAAGCAAGCAGGCAGGCGGGTGATGAGCTAACTCCGGATCAGGCTTTATCTCAACTAAACGTTATGAGAAGTAACGTTCAGTTTTCAAATGCAAAGATGAAACCTAACATGATGTTTGAAGAAGAAACATTAAAGGGTGTAAAGCAAGGAGTTTTGAAAAACAAGAAGTTGGATAATCTTCCAGCTATTAGAGACTTCTTGGGAGAATACTCTGGCGGATCTGATGTCATCGGAAGAGTCCGAAAGGACGGAACTTCTTACGAAGATGGCGTCATTAGGCAAAGAAGTTTAGAAGAACAAAGGATTGGGTTGAGAACTAAAGCCGTTGAAACTGTTGATGTGATATCAAAGCAGTTGTCTCAAGCAAGTTATTTTAAAAATCTTCTTAAGTACAATGATTCTTTGCCTCCTGAAAGCAAGTTCATACTTGATAACGTTCAGATTACTCGGCCAGAAGACCTTGGTGCTTACTCTAGGATTGGCTTTAGTTCGCCAGATCCAACTGGAGAAATAACAGAATCAATGAAGATGAGGTTTGGCCCACTTGCAGGAAAGTACGTCAAGAAAGATTACTTAAGAGCCCTTGAGGATGCTAAAACAACCTTGGGAGATGGCCCTTTAAATAAACTGTATGCAACCTTTCTCGGGATAAAAGGTATGTCCCAGGTTGCAAAGACGGTCTACAGTCCTATTACCCAGATAAGAAACGCTACGACTGCAGCTTTCTTCGCGTTAAAGAATGGCAATTTTGGAAATGGCGAAACGTTATTAAACTCCATGCAAACAGTCTTAAGTCAAATAGGCCAAAGAAAAGTTGGTGAAGGACTAAGTCTTCCAGGAAGTATTGATAAAGGATTAAGTCTTCCAAGAAGTAACGCCAAGGCCGGTTCAAAACAAGCCATTGATGAGTATTACAGAAAGATGATTGAGCTTGGAATTGTTAATTCCAACGCAAAAATGGGTGAGTTTGAAAGTCTTTTCAAGGATGCTTTGCAGGCCAAGAGTGGCGTGCTTGGTGGTAACATCATGAGAAAAGTTCTTAGCGCAGCGGAGAACACTCAAAACAGATTTTCTGGAAAGTTATACCAAGGATCTGATGATGTTTGGAAAATATATAGCTATGAGATGGAGCTTGGCAGACTAAGAGATGCCTTTAGCAAGAGCCCGACTAACATACCTGTAACCGATGCTCGAAACATTATTGATTTGCAACAGTCTGGGTTAACGCCAAGTCAGCTTAAGGGCGATCAACTTGAAAACTTTCTTCAAAGAGAAGCTGCCGAGATCGTAAAGGATACAGTGCCTAACTACGCTAGGGTTCCTGAGTTCATTAAAACTTTAAGAAAAGCTCCTTTAGGAAACTTCATTGCGTTTCCTGCTGAGATAATCAGAACCAGCGGAAACGTAATTGGTCGGTCGATTAAAGAATTAGCAAGCGAATCTCCAGAGATTAGATCTATTGGCATGAGGCGTTTAATGGGAAGTCTAGCTGTAGATGGCGGCATAGCTGGCGGTCTTTCCGCTTCTGCAATGATGCTCACTGGATCTTCACAAGAACAAGTAGATGCTTTTAAAAGATCTTTTGCTCAAGATTGGGAAAAGAATGCAACACTTATACCAATCGCTTCTGACAAGGACGGCAATGTCACGGAGGTTTACAATTTTTCTTACACAAACCCATACGACTATCTGACTAAGCCAGCAAGAGCGGCATTCAATGCTGTTAATAATGGCATTACAGCAGAAAAAGATCTTTCAAATATAGTTCTTGATGCAGCCTGGGAAAGTAGTGGTGAGTTCTTTTCTCCGTTTTTCAGTGAGTCAATTATTACTGAAAAAATATTAAATCTTGGACGAAACAAAAACGCTTATGGCGGTCAGATATATAACGATGCGGACCCACTTGGGTTAAAGGTTTCAAAAGGATTCGCTCATTTTGCAGAAGGTTTAACTCCAGGCATAAGCCCAATATCTCTTAAGGGAGATGTGTCTAGTCCGGCTTATATTGGTTACGATGTAAAGGATTTTCCAAGGGCCATAGGTCAGGCTTTGGGCGCAGACGCAATGTCCGGTGTTAACAAAAGAGGTGTTAGGATTGATGCTGCGGGTAAGTTTGTTGAAGCTTTAAGCGGTGTTAAAACCATTAAGCTTGATATAGAAAAAACCCTACAGTATAGAGGGTACGAAGCCGCTCGACAGGTAAGAGAAGCCTCTAGGATCTTTAACCAGGTCGCAAAGTCTAGAGGAAACGTCGAAGCTTCGGCTGTAACTAAAGCTTATATTCTTGCTAACGAACAAAGGTTTAAAGCATTGCGAGACCTAAGCGTTGCTATCGATGATGCAGAAAAACTTGGCATTGATAAGCCTAGTATTTACAAGTCTTTATCTAAAGCCAAGACGCCTCATATTCCTGAACTGTTTGCAAAACAATTTGTTCCATTCTTCCCAAGCAGTCAGACAATTTCAGAAGCTATTAGAAGCGATAGCAATAAAGTTTCAAACCCATTTGACATGACGGCTATAGGATCTAGTCTTGCAGATTTTTCTAAGATGAGATACACGCCAAAAGCTGTTGAAGAAAGACAACAACAGATGGCACAACCTCCGGGCTCCATCATGCCGCCACCTATTCCTGGTGCTGTACCACCGCCTTCACCTCCGCCACCTCAATCATTATTTAACCGTGGCATAGAAGCACTGCGAGATATAGAATTAGATAAACTAATGGGTTCCTAATCTATTGTTACCACAACGTAAAAAGAAGACCGGAAAGTACTTTGCTCAGAAGGTAGAGTACGATGGCATCAAGTTTGACTCAAAGCTTGAAGCTGCAAGATACAAGATCCTGAAAGGCAAAGAGGAAGATGGCGAGATCGAACAGGTCGAAGTCCAGGTTCCTTATCATTGCGTGGTCGAAGGCAAGAAGATCTGCAAGTACATCGCAGACTTTAGGTACTGGTGCAAGGACCAGTATGTCGTGGAAGACACCAAGGGCATCGTGACCCAGATCTTCTCCCTAAAAAAGAAACTGGTCGAAGCACTCCACCCCGGCGTCATTGTTCACATCATTAAAGACCCAAGAGAATGGCCAGCTAGAACGGTATCTGATCCTCATCCATCACATGCACAGCTACGAACTCAGCATCAAAGTTCTCCCGAATGTGATTAGGCCCATCATTAAATCAGGATCGAAGTTAGCCTTCGACAGTTCTCGCAATTCGGGACTGCTAAATGACTGTTTGTCAAGCCCTTTAGATACCGTATTAAAGAACACAACTATTCCTGATTGATAAGCGATCTTATCCTCAGTGCTCTTCTCTGGCAGATGATCCGCAGGAACCAGAGCAGGCATCCATAGGTGGTCCTTACAGCCGTTCCTTTGATCATCGAGTGTAAGGTTCTTGCCAAACCTAAAGCATCGCCAGACGGCTCCATTGGACTCCGTGATCGCCTTAGAACTCTTACAGTTCCGGCAGTTAACGGACGCTGGTAGTCGCTTGCCAAGATAGACATCTCGATACACCGACGATTCATTCTTCAATCGCCAATCCTTTTCGTTCATGCCATCACCTGGCGCGTCACTAGCGATGATCCGCTTGGCTTTCTCCTGTGCCTGATCCCAGATCTCAGGGTTGTAGTCAATGATCTCGGAGTAGATCTCGCTGTTGTTTTTGTTGACCACCACAGCAAGCGTCTTCTTGACACCAAAGATCCCCATGTAAGAGTGGATCTGCCACTGATATGTCTTACTCCATCCCTGATAGTCGGCCAGCTTGCACAGTTCCTTAAACCGTTTGTCGTTGGCGCTCTTGACCTCGAGCAGCAGAACTTCTTCCATTGCTTCTGGCAGAACCTTTCTGACAAACCCATCGCAGGAACCAGAGAAGTGTCCGCCAAGGGCGCTTGCGCGATACTGCTTGCCATCTTTGTCAACCGGAGAAACGCCAATGACATTGGTGCTCTTGATGTAGTCAACGACTTGATCCTCGATCCGATTCCCCAAATCAAAGAGCCTAAGCATTCTGCCGTCAAAGCTGGAGCTTAAGCACCAATGAAAGTTGAGCCAAATCTTTCTCTCATCATCATCGCCAATACCACTGAACCCCATGTGTCCACGGTTCCTGTCGTTCTGCTCTGAGATAACTTCATCTATCCTGTTAAATATTGATGCCGATAACATTCCAGTATTTCCCCTCTTTCTTTAAGTTTATTTCGCGCACTTCGTCGAAGGCGCCCCCTTCATTGATTAGCCTAACAGCTTCATCTATATCTCTTGGGACATAAATGTTTTGGTTCGACATGATCTTCCACTTCATAGCTGCCATCTCACCGGCCTTACCGTACATACCCACCATGAGCGCGGTTGACTGAGGCCAGTAAGCACCTTGACATGAGAAGTCAACGCTAAGATAAGCATTACCATTCTTTGAGATCTTCTTCTTGGCGAGGACCGAAGTCACTGTGTCTGTTCTGTAAACAGACTTTGCTGATTCAGGGATCTCATCTGAAAGGACATACCCTTCAACAGATTCGTCTGTTTCAACCAAGTCTGGCGGACCACCTGGCCCTGGTTTAGCCCCAACCATTAAATCTAATTCGGGAAGTTCTTCTGCGACAGGCTTGGCCGCATCACACGCAATGCAATGGCTGTACTCAATGTCATTGACACTAAAGCATTCATTGCAGATCCAAATCGCATTTCCTTCTATTGTTGCTGATCTTTTTGGTGTTGCAGTGTCAATGCAACCATGCCGGTCCATGTTGCCGCCGTAGTCTAGAAGCAAGCAATCTTCTTTGTCAGGCCAGGTACGCATACCCCTGCCACATATCTGGACATAGAGCCCGAGCGACTTGGTCGGACGTAGGATCGCAATGCAATCAGTCCTTGGCGCATCCCAACCTTCCGTCAAGACCGCGACATTACAAAGCGCGTTAATATCTCCCCGCTCAAAGCTGTCAAGAATACTTTGCCTTTCAGCCTTGGGCGTTTCACCTGTCACAAACGCAGCCCTGATACCAGAGCGTCTTAGAAACATGCACATCTTTTGAGCATGAAGAACGGTCACACAAAAGAATACAGTGCTGGTTCTGCCTTTGAGATAAGCCTTCTCAAGCCAGTCTTGAATGATGTTATAAATAGTCTTATCGACCATTGCCAGCTCTTCTAGATCTGACTCACGATAATCACCGCCCTTAAACTTAAGCCTAGCCTTGCTCGCATCAATGACAGCTTCCTTGGCTACAGCAAACGCTGACAACCGGCACAAGTACTTATCCTTGATGAGCTCAGGGATGGTTACTGAGTGGGCAATGCCCTCAAAGAAGTGATCCTTTTTCCCATAGATGTAGCCTTGCCCCATCCGGTATGGCGTAGCGGTTACACCCAAGACCTTTGGACACCCGATCTCTTCGAAGTGATTGATGATCTTCCGGTATCTACTATCCAAGTCTGGGCCTACATGGTGGGCCTCATCGATGATGATGTAGTCAACCGGCAATGATTTATCAAGCCTTGTCCTAGAGGCCAGCGTATCTCGGCTGGCGATTATGATTGGCGCGGTGTTATCAAATCTTTTTAAGCTTGCAGCGAGCACACCGCAGGGTGCATTCGGCCAAACTGCTAGAAGCTTTTCTTCCGCTTGTGATATGAGTTCTTGCCGGTGAGCAATGATTAAGAATCTGCTAGAGGGATTCCGATTGTAAAGCTCTTGGATTAGCGTAGTGAATACAACGGTCTTACCAGCTCCGGTAGGGAGCACGATGAGTGGGTTTGTAATCTTCTTATCTAACCAACAGAGAGCTTTGTCTAAAGCTTTTTTCTGGTAGTTTCTGAGTTCCATTAGTGAACTATTCCTTCTCCTGTTATGCCGTTAAGCAAGTTGACTGAAACCTTCTCTTTAATACTTTGAATCGATTTATCAACGCTCTCATGATCAGCGAATGTGTATGCGTGTATGAGTGAGTAAGTGCTCATGACCTCTGATATAGCTTCTAAGGTGTAGTCTTTTTCGACCATGGCCCTAAGCCAATACTTTAGATTCTCATAAACAGCTTCCATCTCCTCATTGCTAAAGGTTATTTCTATCTGGTCTATCTCGTCCATGTATCTCTCCTAATAAGGGGTGATCCGTTGCGACTACTGGTGGATCAAGCCAGTGTAAGAAGGTTTTTATACCCCAAGTCTTTTGAAAAGTTTCGTCAGGTCAAGCCTTCTTAAATACTTTTCACCCTTTTCACCCTTTTCAGGGTGCATTTCTTACGCTGACCAGTTCGAAGTCTGGACTGCTGGTTGTGCAACAGGCTGTGCTACGGGTTGTGCAGGCTGTGCCTGTGCTACCTTGGCTGGCAAGAAGCTCTTAATGCGAGCCTTGGGATCCGGATACTCTGGATTCTTAGACTGCTCAATGTCAGTCACAACATTGACCGGCGTGCTCATAACAGAGTTCACAAGGGCGGACCCGAGAACCTGATTCACATCGCCACCGGCAGAGGAAACGAAGCTTTTAAGCCGAGCCTTGCCGACATTTGAACTGCCAGTGATGACAAAGTTCTCCCACAAGCGCATGTTTGCATGGCTTGGCCCGAGGATCTTGAACTCAAACGCAAGGAAAACATTACCTGCCTTCGAGGTCTTCTCCTCGTACTTGACCGCCTCAACGGTGTACTCACCTGGCGGGACAGGACCATTGTCCGTCATCCCACCGCCTACTTCGACTGCGCTCCAGTCGATACCTTGATCTAATATTCCCATTGGAATCTCCTACTTATTAAGATGAAGCTTGCAGGGCATCTGCATAGCTAGTGACGAATGCATTCCAGCTAAGATCAATCTTAGGCGGTAGTGCTACTCTTGATTTGGCATCGAATGCGGCGGCGAATTGCGTATGCAAGGCTCGCTTACCGTATGAAACACCGCGTGTTTTGCTACCATCCTTGATCGTTTCCGTCTGATAGTTTGCAAAAAGGTTAAAGTCCACCCAGTCTTTAATGAGTGCGTTAACATTCTTGTTGCACTTCATTTCCCACCGGTCATAAGACTCATGAACCGCATCGTTAAATGGCTTGATCGCAACATGGCTCAAGAGAATGATGTTCATTGCCTTGTGCCGATGCAAAAAGTTTAAACCATCTAGCAGTTTGACCCACTGTTCTCGGACAGCGGTATAACCTTTGCCAAATCCAGGCGCGTCAATGCTATCCCAGCCATTCTTTTCACACACATGAGCCTCAGTCTTAAGGGCTGCGGCATCCGTGGTGTCGAGCACCAATGACTTATAAGAGTGATCTTCATTGGCCAACGTTGCGATCTGGCTAATGATATCGCTCCACTCATTGGCAAGCGGAAACCTTGCCACACCCTCGATGAAGTTCAGGCCATCCTCTGCCTGTATAAAGATTACGTTGGGGGCTCCTGCTCCGAACGTGCTCTTACCAATACCATCCGTGCCTTGGATATTAATCCTGACCGGCGGCAATGGTTCGTCGGGAATCACTTCCCGTGCCGTAGTTACTTGCTGTAGTAACGACATGTCATACCTCCTTTATTGCTTTGATTTTAGGGTCGCCAAACTTAGCTGACATCGCACCATGAATCTTAGGTAAAAGCGGATGGTCTGCATGGTCCAGACAGAACTGCTTAAACTTAGTCAGGTTGACTTTAACTTCGTTGACGGGGGTTACAAAGGAGGGCCAATCCTCAACAGAAGGGTACATCTTTAACGCTTCTGCTAAGAGTTCTTGATCCCAAACGTAGGTACGTTTGATCTCAAAAGTCACACCTTCTACGGTGCGCTCACCTCCCTGATTGCGTATCGGCTGAACAGCGTCATTCGCAAATTTTGTTTCTAGTACTTCTCTTTCTAAACGCTTTATCTTACTATCGATCTCCGCCTTTACCTTTCTGGCAGCGACTAACAGACCTACGACTTCTTCGTACTGCATTACACACTCCTTCTCTCTTCTCGAAACAAACTTTCTCATAGCCACAAGATAAAAGCAACACTTTTTTACTAGGTTGTTATCTCTTTTGTGTTGGAGTATGATCGGGTGAACAAACAACAAGGAGTGGCACAGTGGATATCGTAATTGAAAAAGGTGTGGGCGTAGGTCGCAAGACCCGTGGCCCAGGTAGGTGGCAGAAGATACTGCTTCGGCTGGATGTCGGTGATTCTTTTACCATAGATGAGTCGAACGATCCTAAGCTACAGCAGTTGAGATCAATCAGGCAAGCAGCGAAGTCGATTGATTACAAGATTGAATCGGCGCGGGAAGACGGATCAAAGAGGCGAATAGCAAGGGTGGATTGATATGCATTTTTTCCAGCAGAAATTTTGTGGAGAAAATCTAGAGCCTGATCATAAAGCTGATTGGCTGCATGCAATGTGGGAGCTTGGCTTCCATGTCATACCGTGTGGTTCTCCAAAAGAAACAGTACCGCAGTACTTTCGCAGTCGGCATCCCTTCGATACCGATGATGCGCTTAAAGCAAAATGGGCGAAGACACCTCGAGTTAAATGGACGCACTATCAAACCATTCAACCGAGCGAAGAAGAAATAAAGCAGTGGCATTCACAATACCCTGAAGCAAACTGGGCTGTCATAACCGGCATAGCATTTGCCGTTGTCGATGCAGACAGTGACGAAGCCGTTACATGGATAGAGTCTGGTGGCATTACGCGCACACCGCTCAAACAGATAACGCCTCGAGGTGGCACCCATTACTTCTACGCACTCGGACCCGATGACATTCGAAACAGTGTCGGTAAGAATAAGATCGATGTCCGTGGTGATGGCGGGTATGTGATGATCGCGCCCAGCGTAGGTTATCGCTTAGAGTGTGAGCAGTCCTATGGCGTAACATCAATCGATGATCTGCCATTGCTGTCGGGTGTAGACCTGCAACACATCCATGGCTTTAACTCTGTCGATCCCAACACTGGGGAAGTCCCAAGCATCAGAGAGAAGCTCACCGAGGATCCGAAGGTCGAAGGTAGTCGCAACGACACCCTCGCACGGTTGGTCGGCAAGTGGATCAAAGAAGGATGGGGTCTTCGGGAAGTTCTCATCAAGGCGCAGGACTGGAATCAAAGCTGTTCACCGCCGATGGACTTGGTAGAAGCAACTAAAACAGTTATGTCTATATGTCAAGGGCATATCAAGCGGAACCCAGACCTAGCTGAGAGCGGCATCAACCAGTGGAACACATCAACGTGGCACACAGGATTGACCGAAGATCTGAAGGAGATCCAGGAGCAAGAAGATCCTATTGATACCCCTGAAAAACCAGATTCAGGACCCCTTGGTTTAGTACCCTTCAGTAGCTTTGAGTGGCAGTCCATGGAGGACGATACCATTGAGCAGTACTGGGGTGATAAGTTTATCTTCGAGAACAGTCGGGTGCTCTTGTTGGGTAAGCCTAAGATCGGTAAGTCCAACTGGCTTGGCGCGTTCGCGGCAGGTGCAACGACCGGCACAGATTTTATGGGTGTCCCGTTCAACAAACCGCTCAAGGTGATGTGGTTTCAGGCTGAGATCATTGCGGAGTTTCTCAAGCAGCGCGTCGAGATGTACTACCAAAGATTCTCAACGAACGATGAGGTCCGGCAGATGGGGTTTGATAACCTCATTATCAGTGGACGGCTCAGAAAGAATCTCATGAAGGATAGCGACATCCAAGCGTTCAGTGATGAGGTAGCGTTCCACAACCCAGACATCGTGATGATCGATCCGATCATTAACTTCTTTGATGGCGAGGAGAACAGCAACACCGAGATCAGAAAGCTTTTGGATCGGGTTGATATGCTCATGGAGATGAACAACGTGGCGACAATCATCGCACACCATACGGGTAAAGAGAGGGCGGATGACCGGTCCTTCCTATCAGCTCGAGGTGGGTCGGTGTTCGCGGGTTGGTTCGACAGCGGGATCAAGTTGATGGGCGAGAAACCTAACATCAATATCTTTTATGAGGCGCGTAACGCAGCAGATCCGCAGGAACATATATCGTTGTTCAACTTCGATGATGGTTTGTGGGAGGTCAGCGACTTCACTCGGACACCAAACAAGAAGAGTGACGAAGAGGTAGCAGAGGACGAGGTAGAGATAGCGGGAATCGTCATGAAGGCGATGAAAGAAAACGAATTTTATAAGAGGGCAGATCTGGAGTTCTTAGCGAAGACTGGCTCAAGCGACACAAGAAAGCAAATGGTGTGAATGCCTGTCAGCGTGCAGTCACTCACGTTCAGAAACACTTAAGTCATATCGTGCATACCCATTCAGAACCGGGCATGGCGATGTGGCATTACCTCGGTACGAGCACGGCAGCAAAGCCGTGGGAAGTAGAAGGGGGAGGTGAGTAGTATGGAGCTTGGAGAACTTCACGCAAAGGTGGTGCATGATCTTGATCGGCCAAAGATTAGGGTCCCTAATTTTGGGATTACAGCAGAAAATAAAGATCAGTATCAGAAGTTTAAAAAAATTGCAGAAAAAGAACAGAAGACTATTCGTCTTGCTCGTCGCTTTGACGTTGACCCAAAGCTATCTGAATACATTTATAGCAAGCCAATCATGCAGAGAGAAGATCAACTCCTGATAGCAGGGATCATGGCTGAGGTTCGCGGCCCATTCAAGACCATGTGGATTGAGTTTCTTGATGAGAATGGCGGCGTGGTTGGTTGTCTGCAAGAGGACTTCGGTTATGAGATTGGCTTTCAGTTTTTTAAGGAAGGTGAATTTCTCGATCGGGGTGTGGTAATCCACAGAGAATCAAAGGCGCAGTGGATTGTTGCTGCACTCAAGGAAGAACTGTTTCTCCCTAGGCATTCTTTAGAGACATTTGGGATTANTCGTTATTCTTTTACTGGTGACGATCCTTATTTAAAACTGCTGAGATCAACGGACGTAATTCTAAAACAAATGTATTCTTCTGAATTTGGTTCTGCAAATGAAGACTTTAATCCAGGAAGATTTGTTCGATTTGTCGCAATGCTGATGATTACGCTCAACTATCCGTGGGTGACGCATGAGAAGGTTGGCGTTTTGCGAGGGGGAAAAGGCAAGAACCCGCGCATTGTTCCGCATGATTCTTACTACCGATGTCGCATCGATTTGCCGAAGGACAGCATCGATATGCGAGAGCCAAAAGAGCCTAAAGATGAGCGTTACGGCAAGCGGCTGCATCAAGTGCGAGGTCATTGGCGAGTGTTGCGAAACGACGATGGCTCATTCCACAAGCGCACATGGATAGGTCAGCATACCAGAGGCGACTCAAAGCTTGGCGTGGTTATTAAAGACTATCAATTAACAGAAGATCAAAAATGCGGGAGGAGCGGGTGATGAAAGTTAGTCTGGATTTAAACGAGCGGGAGGTGGAGGAGGTCATGGAAAAGTACGATGACATGGTCGAGAAGGTGGATAGGATGATGGCGCTGCTTCAGAGGATAAGCGATCACATCGAGAAGGAGGTGTAATGAGCGCATTTGACGATCAGATAGGTGGAAATCATTATAAGTTGATGATGATCCAACCAACCGAGTACATACTCGCCAATAATTTGGATTGGTGTGAGGCGAACATCGTGAAGTACATTAGTAGGTGGCGAAGCAAGGGCGGGGTCGATGATCTCCGGAAGGTGATTCACTATGCCCAGATACTTATCGAGAAGGAGCTCGATGGGGAAGGAAAGGGGAAGACGGATTAGGTTGCTTAGAAACTACACCGAGGCGCCGGAAAGAGCCCCGATGTAGTTATACCCAAAGCAACTAAGGTATGTGTCACGGTTAAGGGATGCCGCGACAGAACGAATCATAACAGAAAGAAGGCGCAACACAATGAGTGAAGAGAAGAAGAAGGTGACAACCGAGATGCTGCAGGATCTATTGGCGACCCTGCGGTCAGAAAAGCAGGAACGTTTTGTGGCGATGATGGATGAGATGGGTGACCTTATCCCAGGTGATGGGAAAACACTTAGGGATGAAAGTTAATGGATTTTCTAGGCAAAATAGGTGAGGTTAGTGGTCACTTAGGTAGGTATGAAATGAAAAATCTGAAATCATACCTACCCCCTGTGGATAAGTCGGTAAGTGTTTGAAATACATAGGGAAAGTAGGTAGGTATGGTCACTATATGTCATACCTACGTCATGCCTACTATACCTACCTCGTAAGTCATTGATTTATAAGGGTGGTATGATGGTATGGTAGGTATGCTCTCTAAAGAGAGGGAGAGATATATTAAAAATATCTCCCTATCGGTGTACTCTCTCTTGTATTCTTAGAGGGCTTGAGAAAATAAAAAAATTTTGCAGCAGGTTGTAGGAGGAGATTTAAAAATGAGTGATGCAGGCGAGATGAAGCATGAGGTTTCAGAGGTGATGCGTGAGGCCGAAGCGCGTGACTTTAAGATTCCTCCAGGTAAGGACATTCTCAGGAACCCAGAACAGTACAAGCCAAGACGTAAGCAGATGAAGTTTACGCCGAAGCAAGAACGGTTCATCCAGTTGTATGTCTATCATGATCTGACCAATACCGAATGCGCTCATCGAGCAGGGTACTCATTCCCCGCAGTCGCTGCGACCAAGATGCTGAACGATCCAAGGTATACCCATATCCAAGGAAAGATTCAGGAGATGAAGGATCTCGAGCAGAGGAAGTATGAGATTACTTTTGAGAAGGTTGCGCGTGACCTGCAAAAGATTCGGGATGCGGCGATGGAGGATGGTGTGTACGGTGCGGCAGTACAGGCGGAGCTGGGACGGGCAAAGCTTGCTGGGTTGATGATTGATAAGAAGGAGATCAAGACCGGTAAGATCGATCAGATGGACCGCTCAGAGGTGGAGGCAAGACTCATGGCTTTGATTGAGAAGAATGAACTTGCGCCCAAGGTGATTGATCCATCAGAGGTGGAGGTCATTGATCAGGAGCATGAGGTTGAGGTGGAGGATCTCGAGGTCGAGGTTGAAGATGTCGAGGACGATGTCGTAAGTGATGACGATCTTGAGGAGGACGAGGTTGAAGATGAGGATGAGGATGATTCGTTCTGGGAAGATGACGATGAGGATTTCCCCAACGACCTCGAAGATGAGGCCGAAGGGGAGGGCTAGGTTAGTAACGATTGATGCTCATGTTGATGCGAACCTCACATTCAAGGGCGCTGTAGAATACAGATAAAGCTTCGGAAAGCTTATTCATTTCTTCGAGGAGATCTTTCTTATTTTCGCCGCTAATATCCT